AAACGCTCGCCGCTGAGTTCGGCGAAGCTGCCCGCGATTACTACCTCGCCTCTGGTGGCACGCTGCACCCCTCCAGCACCGGCAAGGATCGATGGAAAACCGCTGGCGGCCTGGGTGGGTTCTGGGCTGCAGGCGTCGGCAAAGGAACGGGCTTGCCGGCCGACTTCCTCAACGTGGATGACCCGATCAAGGGCCGCGAGGAAGCCGAATCCGCTGCCTACCGCCGCCAGCTCTACAACTGGTGGTCAACCGTTCTGAACACCCGCGAGGAACCGGGTGGTATCAAGCTCATCACCCACACCCGCTGGGCAGAGGCCGACCTGATCGGCTGGCTGCTGCAGCAGGTGGAGCAGCTGGAACGTGACGGCGACGGCGACGCGGCTGAGCCGTGGCACGTGATCAGCCTGCCGCTGATCGCTGAGCCGGTGATCAAACCACTGCCGGCACTGGTCACCCGCGAGCCGGATGATCGCCAGCCTGGCCAGGCCCTTGACCCCAGCAGATACGACGAGGAATGGGCACGCAAGAAACGCCTCAACACACCCACCCGTGATTGGGAGGCGCTGTACCAGCAGCGGCCAACACCTGGCAAGGGCACGATCTTCAGCGCGGAGATGTTCCGGTACTACGGCACCGCCGATCGCCCCGGCCAACCCGGTGATGCCACCCTCCCTGGTCGATTCGTGCGGCGCCTGGCATCGATCGACTGCACGTTCAAAGACTCAGCCGGCACGGACATGGTGGCATTCACCCTCTGGGGCCAGGACAGCGCCGGCCTGTGGCTGCTGGACATGATCAACCAACGGCTCGACTTCGCCGGCACCATGGACACCATCGCCGCGCTGTGGCCGCGCTGGGGATTCGGTGAGCTGCTGGTGGAAGACAAGGCGAACGGTCCGGCAGTGATCTCCACCCTCAAGCGTGCCGCCGCAGGGTTCACCGTGATCGCTGTGAATCCCATCGGCGGGAAGATCGCCCGCGCCAATGCTGCTACGCCTGAGTTCAACCAGGGCCGCGTCTGGCTGCCGCGTAACCACCCGCTGCTATCGGTACTGGTGTCGCAGCTGGTGCGGTTCCCTGGCGACACGTTCGATGACCTTGTGGACTCCACCACGCAGGCTGTCAACTACGTCCAGGGCACCGGCCCGATGCGCGTCTCCACAGTCCACTACGGCCGTGGATCTGATGCACCAACACCTGATCCATTCGCTGATCAGGACACGTTCAAGCCGAAACGTCGACCGCTGTCCACGACGCCGGGCTTCCGGTGATCTATCCACCCACCGGCAACCTCCGATGACCGCAGCCGCAGCCGATGCGCTTCGAGGATCTACCCCACGCATCCCCTCAGCAGCTACACCGCAAACCGATCAGCGGCCAATGGCGGCAGACCCAACACCGGCTAGAAGCACGGCACTTCGGCGGGGCATGGCATCCGATCCAATCAGCGCAACAGGCACCCGGTCGGCTGCTGCTGGTCAACGGGATGGTGCTGGCGCCGGATTTCCCGCACCTACAGCCGTCTCCGAAGACCTCATCACCCGGAACCTAGGACTTGCCAGACAGGCCGCCTGGCGGTTCCATCGCAAAACCGGCCAGCCATATGACGATCTGGAGGCTATCGCGTTCGTTGGCCTGATTCGTGGCTGCCGCCGTTACGACCCCGACCGGCTCAACCCCGGCAGCGGCCAGCCGTATGCCTTATCAACGATCGTCTGTCCATTCATCAACGGCGAAATCCTCCACTGGTTCAGGGACAAAGGCCATGCCATCAAGTTCCCCAACAAGTGGCGGGAGAAGTGGGGGAAAGTCCAGCGGCTGATGGGTGATCCGTCGCTCACCACCCAAGAAGTGGCTGAGCAGTCCGGGCTGTCAATCGCTGAGCTGAACGAGATGCTGGGCAGCATGACCGGCACCGCCAACCTGGACGACATTCACGGCGCCGACGGCTACGACGTACCCGAGCTGGAGCTGCCCCGCATCGATCCGCTCAAGGATCTGGTCACCAGCGCATGGGAGAACATCCATCCTGCCGATCGCGGGCTGCTGCTCAAGTGGTGGGCCAACCCTCGCCGTCTGGCATACCCTGCCGGGCCGATGGAGCAGTTCCACCGCCGGGTGAAGGCAATCCTGCAGGGCCGGCGGCTGTCGGAGGTGCTGCAGCTGGGGCTGGCGGTGAGCGTGCCGCTGGTGACGCCTGAGCCGAAACCACCCCGGCGGAAGCGGAGCAGGAAGGCATTGGAGGCAGCGGCGCTGCAGCTGGGGCTGCTGGTGGCGTGACGGATTGTTAACTGGGCTGGTCTGTGGTTGCCAGTCTGTCCGCTACGGGTTACATTAGGTGCATGGGAGACGAGCTCCCGCCACCACACCGCCCCCGCCGCCATGACCGCCACCTCCTACGCCACTCCCGCAGATTTCACCGCCTGGGAGGCCAAGGCCAAGACCATGACCGTGGCCGAGCTGCTGTTCACCGTTAAGGACTGCCAGCAGGCCGAAGCCGCCATGCGTGGCTGGAATCCGATCAAGGAAGGGTTCTACAGCGACCAAGCCTGCACTTACGGCATGGAGCTGACCCGCCGCCGCCGCGCAGCCTGAACCGACACTCGGGCCGCCCGGCGCGGCCCATCAAACCACTACACCGCACACCGCCATGACCGCTCCGGCCCTTCCCACCATCCACCTCAACGGCACTGGCGCCGACAGCCTCTACCGCGAGTACCGCGCAGTGCGCAAGGCCATCGCCGCTGCCGCTGACGCTCTGGTCGCTGCCACCTGCAATCAGCGGGACTTCTACCCTCAGGAGCCCGGCGCTTGGCAGCAAGCTCGCAGCGAGCGCGAGCAAGCCTTCAAGCTGCTGCAGCAGGTGTCTGACTATGCCGAGCAGTGGGAGATGCATGCTCTCGACAACCGCCGCGCATGACTGGTGCTTGACAACCCATCCGCCACGGGTTACAATTAAAAGCACAGGGGGAGACCCCGCTACCACACCGCCAGCACCAGCCGTGACCGATCTTGAGTTTGACTTCCGCACCCTGGCCGATGCTCAAGCCTTCGGCGCTGACTACGTGGCCGATGAGCCTGGTAGCTACTTCACCATCGATGAGCGCCCCAACGGACGCTTCTACGTCAACCTCTTTGAGGAAGACGGCTACCAGATCAACCGCGCAGCTCCTGCCGTTGTCTGCACTTCCAGCGTGGTGGCTCCCCGCCCCATGACTCACGCTCACCTGGGCTGATCCACACCACCACCCACCACACCGCCAGCCATGACCGCCGCTCAAATCGCCGAATGGGAAGCTCGCCTCAAGGATCTCGGCGCTCGCGCCAACCGTGAGCTCGATGAGCGACTGCTCGCCATCACCGGGTCAAGCGATCCGAAGGTTCATCAAACTTGGTCCGCGCCTAAGAAGTCCCGCAAGGCCTGACCCACCCCACGGCCCGCCGGAGCCTATCCGGCAGTCATTCCACTGCACACACCACTATGACTACCGCCATTCTGGCCGCCAACGCTCCCATCCAGTTTTCAACTGGCGCATGGACTCGAATCAAAAAAGAAACCCGTGCTGAAATCATCTCAGAGCGTTTCGGTATCTACAAGGTCAACATCAATGGTCGAGTCTTCTCGGTCGATTACAAGTTCGTAACTGTTGGCGGCGACTAATGCCCCGCCAACCCAGCCGCGACAAAACCGCCCGCCATCGCCTACGCCAATCTGGTGAACTCCCCCAGCTACCAGCCTGCCCAGAGTGCGGCCGGAGCGTGATCAGCGACCGCACGGCGCCCCTGTGCTCCCGGTGCTGGAAACGATCGCCTGAGGGTCGCGCTGCTGACGCGGAGCGGAAACGAAAAGCCCGGAAACGTGACGCTGTGTGAACTGCCCCCTGCTGGTGTGGTCGTTGTGTCCGCCACGGGTTACAGTAAGGGGACCGAACCGGAACGGTTCACCACCACACCACCACCAGCCATGGCCGTTACCAAACTCCGCAACGCCACCTGCACCTGCCCCTTCTGCGGTGGCTCCGGCAAGCTCCCACATTTCTCCCACATACAGAACGGCGACTGCTTTGCCTGCGGTGCTACCGGCAAGCTG